GTATCTTCACTAAGTGGGTCATAAATCATAGCCCCTTCATATTCTCGTCTATCAGCACTCTTGATACCTGTTGGTGCTTTCCACCAAGCATTTCTCATAAAGTAAATAGACCCCATGTGCGAAGCATAGAAGCAAGCCTTGAAAGGTGCTTTTAGTAATCGTTGTAAAGATAATATTGCTTCGCTACAAAAATTAGTTTCATCTATCTTAACTAATAGTTCTACATCTACTAGAGCATATTCTAAATATGCTTCTGTATCTTCTAGCCATGCTCTACGATAGAATTCGTTGGGGTCTTCAAACTTAGTATTCATTTCTTTACCTTCATTAAATAATATCTTAGAAACATAATCAAGACTTAGTGAAGGTAGTGTTCCTCGTTGTGAATCATTCCACTGTCTTTCAAATGCCAAGTCTAAGTTAAGGGTCAATCTACCACCAATAGGTTGTTCAATTGGTGAATAGCCATCCTGTCTCTTGAAACTACAACCATCCTTAAGTTGCTTAACTCCATCTATCTTATGATAAGGAGACATAACTAAAGGATTCAATCCTAGAGCGCATGTTCTATCTAATAACTTAGGTAAGTCAAACTTAAGACCAAACCATGCAATTAACATATCGGGGTCTTTGGCCATCATAGTTCCCATGAAATGTTCAAGCATGTCTTTTTCACTAAGAAAAACTGTCGTAGTGCTAGGATGCTTAAACTTTTGATACGGGGAATCACATTCTATATCTTCACTAGGAAACCATACCCACTGGTAATATTTCTTATCATAGTTATCATACACTACAATAGTAGTAATACAGCCATCATGTTCTCCACCTTGTTGCCATTCCATATCCCAATACCATTTACGCATATTATATTCGGGTATTTCATCTACTTCATCAACTGCGTATCTAAATGTATATGGCACATCAGCCTCGTATGTTTTACTAAAGTGCTGTCTAGCCTTATGAATATCAAAAGACTTCTGCACATATACACGCTTTAGTTTTGTTCCATCTAAACTAATCCAATCTCCTTCTTCATACTCAAACTCACCTCTAGCATATTTGCTAACAGGATAGTGTGGTATGTTAGGTTCATCAACTGAAACATAGAAGTATGGTCTAAACTCTACTTCTTCGCTTTTCTTTATTCCGTTTTCTCTCCAAGATTTATATATCACATTTCCATTTTTATTACTAATTATCATTTATATTCCTCAATTTGCTAAATGTGGTGCTTTAATTATCAATTTGTTTTCCGACATAATCAACATCGGAAAATCATCTTTGACATAGAAGTTTAACATTTCATTGTCAAACAATACATGAAGTGGACTAGAGAAATCTAGCGTTGCTGATTCTCCAATGTTACCTTCTAACTCAATAGAAGTTTCAAATTTATTTACAGCATTAGTAGAACTAGACATAGATAACTTATTCTTATCATGTTCATAGTTAAGGTGATATACACCGCTACCAATTAACTCACATAGTTTCATAGTCTCACTAAATGTATTAGAGTCTAACTGAAACGCACCTTCAAACTTTGATTTGTTAAACTCAAATAGAGTTTCTAGGTTTTCTTCAAAGTGTGTGTCTAATACATATTGACCCATGCGATTAATAGCATCCATGTTTGGATGATTAACAATAATAGGCTGTGTAACTTTACTACTACCATTTGTCATAGTAATAATATCATTACTGTTTATCTCTACATCACCACTAAACTTCTTTAGATACTTTAGTAGTGTGTCTGTTTCTGCAACAAAGACACCATCTTCTTCACCATCAACTGTTAAATTAACTTTAACAATTAGTGAATTGATAGAATCAGCATTCCATAAACTCAATGTGTTATTGTGTAGTCTAGCATAGAAATACTCTACCAAACTACCATTCGTAACGCTCGCACCTTTTACATATTTTCCTTTTAATTGTATATCTGTCAAAGACTTAACAAACTCTTTTGCATCTACTGTAAACTTCATAATGTTCCCTCTTTTAATTCTTTCAAACCATTCCATGTAATGTTAGGTGGCGTTCCTTGTCTTGTAGTCCATTTAGAACCAACAAGTTTACCATTTGTTCTACTACCTAACAATTCAGCAAAAAAGTGTAATTCTCCTTTAATCATTTTCTTAGAGCAGTAAATCTCTTGTTCTAGTTTACCTCCCCAATCTTTCCACATTGGCTGAACTCCAACAGGAACATTGTCCATGTATTTTTCAGTCTCATGTGTAATGAAGATTACATCACATTCTAAGTTATAGATAGTATCTAGCAAGTAGTAGAATGCTTTGTTTCTATTACCATACTGAAACGGCATAATTTTAGTTACAACTCTAGGGTTAGGGTTTACTTTCAACATACACGAAGATAACCAAGTATCTACGCCATCAATAACAAAGATAGGTTTTTCACCATTCTTGATTGATTCTCTAGCGTGGTCTATAAATTGTAGTGAACGGTCTTCACTTTCATTAATATCAACAATATTATCTTTAGTCATAACAATAGGGCAGAATACTTCTATTCTATCTGTAGCATCATGGTGTTGATACCATGTTGATTCTACTCCTCTATCCCAATCAAGAACGAATATCTTTCTATCGGGGAAATCTAACGCTAATCCGGTCTTACCCGTCTTAGGTTCTCCCCAAATGCCTAACACCATTCTAGCCTTTCTGTTCTTTCTCTTTTCTAACATCATCTGTTTAAAATTCAATTTCTCTTTCTTAAAACTCAATTATCTCACCTATTTCTTCTTTATCTATTTTTATTTCTTTTCCTTTTATTTTGCCCCAAGCATTGATTATATCGCATAGTTCTTTCCTAGTATCACAAACATATCTTGTGTCCTTTCCACCAACATGCAATTTAACCCAATAACTATTGGCCAAATTCATATTCTTATTCCATGTTAAGAATTCTACTTCATCTAAATCAACGATGAAACTACCATTCTTTAACAAGAATCTATTTTCTATTAATCCTTTTCTTATCATTTTTATTCCTCTTATAGGCTTTGCACCTAGTCGAGCATCAATCTTATTCCACAAGTTCACACTTACACTTGCTAATGAGAAGGGGAAACAACAAACCCCTTTGGAATTAATTAAAACCAATCAAAGTCTTCCTCAACTTGTTCTTCGACTTCTACTGGTGAACCTACAACACTAGTTGCTAAAAGACCACTAGTGTTTATAGTAACAGGCTCGGCTTCGCCCTCTACTATTCTTTGTGAAGTTCTACCAATAACAATAACTTCCGAACCAATACCAAAGTCTATGTTGATATGTTCGGGAATCCAACAAGTTGTCATGTTAGATTCGCTATCATAATCGAAGTCAGCATCTAAATCTGTTATGTTTAGAATTCTATTACCATTAGCCGTTGGTGTCATGTTCATATTACATACAGTTCCCATAGTCACAACAAATCTATCTTTAGTTGCTAACGCTTGTTGATTAACATGCGCTCTTTCAATATCAATTAAATCACTAATGTTATTCTTGTAAGACTCCATTAGTAGTTTCTCAAAGTTAAATCCATCCATATTTCTATAAGAATCATCTTCGGGGTTCATGTCTTCGTTTCTAACTAAACTTTCCTTAGTTGCCATAGTCATACCGTAAAGGTTAGTTCCATCGTCGCTAAGTATTGCTTTGAAATGTAACCAATCAAAGGTATTGGGGCTAAATTCTACCCCTCCTTGATTCTTATAAGAGAAATAATAAGATTGCATTTCTCCTCCTTCTACGCTACCAAAGAAAATACCGCTTCTTCTAAATTCATTTACAGGAAGAGGCTTACCGTATCTTCTGTTTTCAGCACCACTTGGGTAGTTTGCTAAACTATCTAATGGAATTACAATAGTGCCATTATCTAATACTTCTGCACCTTCGTTTAAGGCTTTAACTACTGCTTCTTGATAGTCGCCTTTGTAGTGTCTAGCAATGGTGAAAGTACCATCTTCGTTTTCTGTAGCAACAGCAACAAGACCATCTTCTAACGCTTTATCGTTATCACGGATGTATTCTTCTTTTGCTCTATTTCTGTTCCATGCCATCATGTCTCTTGGTGCATCTAATGAGATAAATAATCCAAAGGCACTCTTAACTAAACTGTTAGAACCATTATTGTTATTTTTCTTCATTCTCATATTACCACGAACATAGTTCCTAAGCATAGCGAGAGCAACTGGATTATTAGCATCCAAATCGTTCTCCTTGCATATTGAAACATATTTGTCAGTCAATTCCTCGACTGAAACATCCATATGTTTCGCACCATTTTCTATTTCTTTTCTTATTTTATCATCGTTTATATCCATATTTTTCACTTCCTTTTTTTTCATATTTGTCCTACCATCCATGATATTATCACTTTAGGGGTCATGGTAGTAGAACGAAATTCTGTTTCCCCTATTATCCTAAGAAGTTTAAACTTCTCTTTGGACTCTAATCCTTCTGCCGCTAAGACAGAATTGTGTAACGCTAGACATATTTCCTTCACGCTTCTTCCTCCGTACAAAATGTCATGTAATTTATCCAATGTTTCATTTGGTTTTTTATTAAGTATTAAATTTAGTATTTCATCGAACTCTTTTAATGAATCCTGCACCTGTTTTCTTAGCGTGAAATTTGAGGCTTTAGCCGCTTGAATCTCGGTTATTGCCCTGCGTAAATCACCATCTAAATCATATATAAAGCGAGCCAAATCTTCGTCTGCGAAGCCTTCGACCTGTTCTTTATCGAGAATGTTTTTGATAACCTCAAGAACAATCTCATTCTTTAGTGGGTTGAATCTATAATTAGCACATCTACTTTGAAGTGGAAAGATAATTCTTGACTTATCGTTACAAGTAATGATGAATCTAATATTGTTAGCATATCTTTCCATTATTCTCTTCAAGGCATTTTGAGCATCACTAGTCATACCATCCATTTCGTCTAATAGCATTATTCTAAATGGTGCATCACCTAATGTTCCGCTTTGTGCTACTTGTTTTATTGTAGTTCTAACAGTCTCTAATCTTCTATCATCACTAGCATTTACTTCAAAGAAATTATCTTTGAAAGTGTCACCTAGCATAGACTTAGCAAGTGCAATAGCCGCACCTGTCTTACCTGTTCCTTGCATTCCGTAAGCAAGAACATTAGGCATATTATTTTCTAATACCCATTGTTCTGCATCTAATACAAAATGCTCCTGTCCTGCAATATCACTTAATTTACTTGGTCTGTATTTTTCTGTCCATAACATTTTTATTCCTCTATTATATCTATATATTCTTGTAGCCATTCTGCTAAGTCTTTCCAATAGGCTACCTCTTGGTTAGCGTTTTTGAGTGTGTCAAGTTCTTTCTCTAGTTTAGCGACCTTCCTTTCAAGGTCACGATTTTCTCTCATGTATCTATCCCTTGATTCAGCATTAATTCTTGCTTCTTGTTCGGGTGTATATCTCGTACTAAAACTTACCATTATCTATTCCTCCATATAGTTTGTTTTGCTTGGTTACAGAAACCAACTTTAGCATAATGTATTCTAAGTATCATCTGCAATTGATTTGTTGTTGGCATTCCTCTTTTTGAAGGAAGACCCTTGTTTGTTTTTGCACTATACAATTTATCTTTAATTTGGCCTGTTGTCATTTCTTTTTCATTTAGCATCTTTGTTATTCTGCTCTTTACTAATTTGTTCTTGTTCATTTTTATTTCTCCATATTATGCAAGTTGTTTTTTTATCGAAACCTACTTTATCAAAATAAGCACCTAATACATTTGTTAGTTGCCTAAATGTTAAGTCCGATGTTGGAGAGGTTTGCATTAACATCCTCTCGTAAATTTGTTTAGTAGTTAATTCTTCATCACCTACTATTCTTATTAGTTTCTCAATCGCTTTCTTTTTACCTTTACGAACCTTCATCAAAAATCACCTAATGTAGTTTGTTTAACTTTAGTAACAGGTTTCGTTTTACGAACCCGCTTCTCACCCAAACCTAAAAGGCGACACTCACTATTATTTAGTTTGCTTTTGGCAAACTTCACAAACTCTTCATCCTTAGTTAATTGTTTGAAGATTCTCTTATCGGCATTCTTTATTCCTAATCGTCTTAACAACGAAGGAACTTTAGAATACTGCTTTCTAATTGGCATATTCATTCTTCCATAAAATCTACCGTCATAGACATAAGCAAGCATTTCATAGAAATAATCCTGTGACCATCTTCTTCTAACTCTACCATCAATAAATAGTAACTTGTTAGGATTTGAGTTTACACATAACCAATTCATTAGTTGGGTATCGGAAGGTTTGTTCACCTTCAATACTTTACAAACTAAATCTCTATCAGTCTCTTTCAAGAAATAACTTACAAGACTAAAGGTATCTTTCTGTAATGAGAACGGTTCTTCACTTCTTGGAGCAATCTCCTGTATTGAATCATACAAATGCTTAGTTGTGCCTGCTCTTTTTATTTTACACAAAGCCTTGATTTCTTTTGGAATGTTCTTTTCATTGAGGGAAGTCATAATCAACTGTCCTCTATATCGTCTAATTATATTCAATATAGCATCTTTCTGTGCATTATAATGTATATCTTCTATAATAAGTCCATTTTCAACATTAAGTGAATTTGCGTCTATTTCAATTTCATTCGCAAATAGCACCGTAGCATCTGGGAGCATCTCTTTTGCTTTAGTCGTCTTTCCTGTTCCTGTCTTTCCTGTAATTATTATTGGTCTATTTTTATTCATTGTGGTTAATCCCACTACATCAACTCCTTTAATTTGAATAATTCTTCTAATCCTTCTAATTGTAAATGCCTACCTTCTGCAACTATTCTAGTTGCTTTTCTAAAGGAATCCATTTCTCCTTTTGCATCGGGTAATGATTTACAGAAGTTCTGCAAAACATACACTATGTTTTTAATGCCGCCTATTTTTAATATAGGTCTAGGTCTTTTCTTGCTCTCTTCAAGAAATAATTTACTATTTATTTCATGCTGAAGTAGGCTTCTTTGTAAAGCACTTAGGAACGCTTCTGTTCCTCTAACGCTTATTTTCAATTTAACTCTATATCCTATCTGCAATGAGTTATTTCTTTCTAATATTATTTCTGTGTTAGCGATAGATAAGAAAATTCCTGTTAATATATCTCTACTAAACATCGGATTCTACCTCACAAAATCCAACATATTCGCTATCTACTTTCATGTATTCTAACCCTTCATGTAATAAATATCTAATGAAGTCTTCGTGTTTCTTAAAAGAACCACCTAATATTATATTCAAATTAATGTTCTCTTCTCTATTAAATATTTTAGCAACATCTTCCGGTTCTTCACTTTCTATGATAACCATGTTCTTTTCAAAATCTGTCACTAACTCTACTTCCGAGTTTACTCTTAAAGCCACGAAGAGTCCTTTGGTCAAAATAAACAACTCTTCTTCGCTAATATCGGAATATGTAGCAAAGGTGAATATGGATGCTATTCCATATTTATTAACTAACATTTCCACTTCTTTGGGTCTATTCATACTAACTTCTCCACATCTTCTATCGTGTTTATATCAGCGACAAACTTATCATGTCGTATTCTTTTACATCGTGGAAATCTTAGCCCGTAGTTGCCTTTAGCATCTTGAGTAAC